CGACGAACGCCGTGCGGGGGTGCGGGAGACCGTGCTTCTTGAGAGCGATTGCGGTCTCCAACTTATTGGCACAGAGTTCCATGCCGCCACGCTCGTTGATCATGAACACGCCGTTGTTCTGTAGGATGGTGAGGATTGCGACACCGATGTCGCTGTTCATCACGCCACCACGAACCACCGCAACCGTGTTGCTTGGATCTACGGTGACATCCTTGCCTTCGCCATCGTAGTTCTTGATGACGATCTTCTTCGATGCGACATTTGAGATGTCTACCTGAGCCTTCGATGTCTTCAGGGCATAGAAACTGATTCCACGCCGCTTGCAGATCTTGCCCATCTTCTCAATGGTGTCGCTGAGATCGTTTTCGGAGGATGTTAGGGCAAGAATCGTGACATCGGGCTTCTCGTTGCCATTTGCTTCAAGGAACACTTCCTCCTTGAGTCCCATGCCTTTTCTTACATCTGCATACAGTTTCTTGGCTAGGGTCTTGTTCGAAGCAGCAACGCCCTGAGAGAACTTCTCAAAGTCTCCGTCGAATGCCGCAGCCCTCATCTTGGAGGCTGACATGCCCTCGACACCTACGGCATCATCGTCTCTAGCCTCACCCGCCTGTACGACTTCGAATGTATCGAAGGAATAGGAACGCTTCTGCGGATCCCTCTCTGCAACCCTGCCCTTGTACTTGGCGATGTTCTTGAAGTTCTCGACCTGATCGCTCCCTGCGATCATGATGATGTTCTTGTAGCCCAATGAGCAGACATACAAAACGGCAGAGTATGGATCCTTAGCCTTGTCAAGCGGAAAGTTCGCCTTGGGGAAGAACTTCTTGAGATACGACACCTTCTGACGGTGCGTGAGTGGGTTCTTCTTCGGATCCTGAGACGCTGAGGCAAAGATGAAGTGATCTGCGTTTCTCCGCTGTGCCTCGTTCAAGACCTTATTGACTAGTACACCGTGCCCGATTGTCGGGGGGTTCATGCGCCCGAAGGCGATGACCACGGTTTCCTTTTTTGCCTCTTCGATCTTTGTTGAGTAGTCGGAGAACTTGCTGATCATCGTTCGTTCACTTTCCTATTCTGTCTGCTGAACCGCAACCGATTGACGAGTTTGACCACAGAGCCCGACCGAACAACGACCACGCCTTCGGGGTCGGTCGGGCGGATGCCTTCATCGTCCATGAAGAAGTGTCCCAACTGAGAGACTGCGTAGAGCCTGTTGAGGATAACTTCCTTGACCTTGGCGATTAGGTTGTGCAATGCAAACATGTCGCTGAACTGATTCTTGTAGGCTTCGATGAAGTCGAGAAGTTTGTTCATTGCTTCTGTCTTCGACTCACGACCCTTTTCGGTTTTCAACTTATTTATCTCCTTCTCCAACTTAGTCTTGAGGTACATCTTCAGCCCCGATGTGGTGTAGTTCGTGAGACCACCGTTGATCGTGCTGTTGATGTATGGAAGGAGATGTGGCATGAGATCCTTTTGGGCTAGGAGGGTGGGAAGGAATCCCGACACCTTCTTCGCCAAGGTCTCGCACTCACCGATCATCTTGAGTGTATTGTTCGCTTCGTCAGCCTTGAGGAGAGCGGGTGATAGATCGTAGATGTTCGGATCCGTGATCCACACATCCGCACTCGTCTTCAGGGTGCTAGCGTCGAAATTGAACGAGATCGCAGACAGGGAGTTCATGTTGCTCCCGCCGTAGACGGTGTGGAAAACCACACCCAACTTTGCTGCGGCGATCTTCTTGCCGATTGGGCTGTCCGCAGGAACGGCATAAAGAATCGTATTCGGCTGGAAGGCGATGTGTGGCTTTCCTCCGATGTCGAGGGTCTTCTTGCTGTCGGCGGTGAACATGAGATCACCCTGAAGAATTCCCTTGATTCCTACCTTTGATAGGTACTTGAAGGCGAAAGCAAGTTTATTCGCCAAGTCGGGGATTTCGATGTATTTACGAACTTCCGCCTCTGAGTGGAAGTACTTCGCTTCCTTGCCGAAGACACCCTTGATGGCGATGAAGAACTTCTTGTTCTCGGGATTGGTGCCGCAGATGATGGCGGGTTTGCCGTCCCACTTGGTAGACATGCCCATGCCACCCGCAGAGCCCGTCTTGAGGCTCTGAACGATGTCCTTCAGGAAGGCAACCGAATTGTCCAATCCTGCTTTTCCACGGAGGATCATAAGATCTTCGATGTGATCTAGGTGCTTGTTCTGCACCGTCTGTTCCGTGAGGGCTGTGTGTTGAGTGAATGATCGCATTGTGGTGTCTTTGGTTTGGGTCATGTTATTTATCCATATCTAAGTACGCCGTACAGGTGCTGCCCCTGTGTTGCTCGGGTATAAACCGACCTGAGATGCTGACCTCCCACGGCGCAAGTTTTCATTCTTTAGGTATCGCTTTGGCTGCGAGACTCTTTCGTATCGGTTCTATGATCGCATCGGCTTCGTCGCCGTACAGACCATTCCTACAGTTTGGGTTCGTGCATTGGAAGATGGGGACATTGACTGTGACAGAGGCACGGACGATTGGTTCCGTCCGTACCTCTGAATTGCCAACTTCGAAAGTGAGATCTTGTCTAGATCGAATCGTGGCACACCCGCACGATGGGCATGAAGGACATTCAGTCCCTTCCGAACTTGATTGAACTCTTGCGGTGGGAGCAATGCCCCCTCGCATCCATGTCAAGATAGTTCGAACGCTGCCGATCATCATCATGTCCAAGCCTGTAGTTCACGACCAAACCCGATCCCATCAACTCCGTCTTCGGATTGGCTATGGAAAGCCCAAGAGTAGTTAGGGTCTCTGTTGCGATCCTCTGAGCGTCCTCGACTGTCATTCCGTCAATTGGAATGTCGATGTGGAGACGAAATCCCATCTAGAAGCCCTTTCTTGGAATCGGGAAGAACAAATCCTGCAAATCCGCCGTGAGCATTCATGACGGCAAGAACGACACGAATCGGCACTAGAGAGAATACGCTGTCGGTCATCGATGCCTCGGTATCTGATCCATCACGGAAGTCCGACAGGATCGGCTCGTCTTGAGATGGGAATCCAACCTCCAAGTGAGTCCAAGTTGCCTTGTCTGCCTTAGGGAAGCAGTAGTGGTGCTCGGAAGCCTGTACTGAAAAGGTGAATCCGTCCTTGCACCTGATCGGTGGGATGACTTGCCGTGAAAACCCACCAAGAAGGGTGATTCTGTAGAGGCTATGTGACACAGCAAGGAAACCACGAAATTGGTCGGTGTCAGGTACCATGGGGAAAGTATACCACAACTATTCGGTTCGGTCAACCCCAACCCGAAAATGAACGAGGCTTTTTGCCGAAGAACTTATTGGACGGCTCGTCCTCGTCTTCGTCCTCATCGTCGCCGCCCTGCTTGCCCATCTGTTCGAAGAGTTTCTGATCCTTCTCCTCGACATCGAACAACTTCATCTTGGATCGGTCGATGCCCACGACAAACCGCTTGTGCATGGTCGGATCGTTGTATCGATTCTTCAACTGCTTGACCATGATTTGACCAAGTTCGTCAAGTTCCTCGGTCGCCACGATGGCGAACATGAGGTCTGCGGTGGCGGGTAGACCGAAGGACTCCGATGTGTCCGTCAGTTCGACATCCGTGTTGCCGAAGCCCGAACGGTTGGTCTGCGTTGCCGTGAAGATGGGGAAGTCGGATTGCACCGCAAGACCACGGAGTTCCTCCGCAATCGCCTTGACATAAGTGTAGGAGTTGACATTCGCACCCGCCTTGAAGCGGCTAGAGGCGCAGATGTTGAGGTAGTCCACGAACACGATGTCGGGCTTGAAGTTCTTCTTGAGCCGCAGTTCGTCCAACAGGTGGCGGAAGTGATCCACATTCGCCGTGGCGGTTGGGTACTCCTTGATGATCAACTTGCCCGTCAGACCCGCAGTCGCCTTAGCCAAGCGGCGGTCGTAGATCTCCTTGGGGAGGCTCTTGAGTTCGTCCACGGCAATATCCATGAGGTTCGCATCGATGCGCTCTGCGATACGCTCCTCAGCCATCTCACAGGTGATGTAGAGGACATTCTTGTTCATGGTCAGGCAGTTCGCCGCATGGTGACACATGAACAGGGACTTGCCCACGCCCGTACCCGCAAGGATCACATTCAGGGTCTTGTTGGGTACGCCGCCGTTGGTGATCTTGTTGAAGAAGTCGAGGTCGAATGCAGTCTTCTGCTCGACACGGTGGTAGAACTCAAACCGCTTGTCGGCATCCTCAACAAAGTCGTGACCGATGCTAGCGTCAAACGACACGCTGAGAGCGTTGGAGAGGATCTCGGGGATCGCATTGCGTGACTTGCCCTTGGACTTCTTCTCGTCCAAGAGTTGGATGGATTCCATCAGCGCATTGTAGACCGCCTTGTCCTTGCAGAACTTCTCGGTCTGATCGATGAGCCACTCAGAGTCGTTGGTGACATCCTTGCTAGCCGACAGCCCTTCGATGAGTTTGGCGCAACTGTCGTACTCCCCCTGCGAAACGCCATCCTGCTCGGACAGGATGATGTTCAGAGCCTCTGCGGTGGGTGCCGCAGCATACTTCTGAATGAACTCTTCAATTGTCTTGAAGAGACGGCGTTCGCAGGGGTCATGGAAATACTCCTGTTTGAGAAAGGGGAGAACACGACGAGTGTACTCGGGCGTGTACAGGAGATTTCTGAGTACGACTAGTTCGATCTTGTCGGTGGTCATTGCGAAGATTCTATCATCAAGTGCTTGGAAGTCAAGACAAAATGTCTACTCGCCAAACATCCCCATCCATGTGCGTGATCCGATTACCGAAGATTTCGTCCACGGCTCTCTTGACGGGGATGTCTGCTCTCCATGTGTAGTCGTGCCCTGCCATGATGCCGCCGTTCTTTATCTTTGGGAGCCATGCAAGGATGTCTTCTTTGACACACTCGTACTCATGGCAAGCATCGATGAACACGATATCGATTGACTTGTCGGAGAAGTCTTCGGCTGCTTCTTTCGAGGGCTTTCGGATGTCCACGATCACATCACGGTAGTCTTTGGTGTTCTCTAGGAAAAGGTCGTAAAGAGTATCGTTAGACACATGCTCGTAGCCGACATGCTCGGGCGAACCTTTCCATGTGTCTACACAATAGAACTTGATTGCCTTGTCGCCGTTCTTGATCAGGTGAGCCATGAAGACGGAACTTCGACCTTTCCAAGATCCCACCTCAACAAACGAAGCACCGCTGTTCAACTCACCAAAGAGTTTGGCATACGAATTGATATGACTGAACCAATTCTCTCCTACGGTTCTTCCTGCTGCTTCGGTTGCAGATTCGATGTGCTGCATGGTCATCATCTCCAATATGAATAGATTCCCTTGGAGACTTCATATGAAGTCCATTTTTTCTGTTCACGGTTTGGTTGGGTTTTTGCCCATTCCCACATTTTCGACAAACCATCTCTCAGAGAAGTGTTGTCTGAGTAGTCGAGAATGTCTACGGACTTCTGCCAAGTAGACCAAGCATGCTTGACTTCGTGACGAGCATCCATGTTCTGCTTTGTGCCCCCACCCATCACATCAATCAAGATATCGGCAGCATCATTGATTGAGTACTCTTTGGTTCCACCAAGGTTTATGATTTGCTTAGATGCTTTGTCTGAAGTTGCAGCAGTCCACAAAGGTCTGAGACAATCGTCTATGTAACTGAATGCTCTTGTTTGTTGACCAGACCCGTAAATGGTAAGTGTCTCACCCCGAAGATGGCGATACATCCAAAT